GTGGGGCGTACAGGATGCCGCCGTGCTCCATTCGGTGCCGACGTTGGACGTGTTGGTGATGTTGGACGTGTTCATCACCAGATCGGCGATCCGCTTTTCCTGGCCGCGAAGCAGGATGTCAACCGCCCTCATGTTGGCGACCTGCTCGGCATCGAAAAACCGCCGGTACAGGGACGCTTCCACGTCGTCAATCGGTTCCTCCCAGCCGTACTCGACACAGGCATAGGTTCCTGTCTCGAATTCGTAATCCGACCGGGGATACGCGGCCCTGGGCGCACGTTTGGTTTCCTGAAGCTTCAGCAGGGCTTCGGTGGGGATCTTCGGATAATCCGCGCTCTGCTGCGGAACCTCGAAGATCGGAAGGATGCTCAATCCGATGAAACCCCTGCGGTCGGCATCGAGCATGTACTCATAGGCCAGCGTGGAAAGGTCCGGACGCTGGAGCGTGGTTGCTGATGTGGGTCTGGGCATTTTCGTTTCCTCCTTGATTTCTCGATTCGGGCAAGAAAAAAGGGCGGTCCCGCTTGGAGTGCTGGCTCCAGCAAGCCGCCCTGATTTCTTCTTGCGTCCCCCTTCGGTTGGCCGACCTCCGGGAGAACCCTGTTTTTAGTTACTGTTCGATGTCACCGCCTCCGCTACGACGTCTTGATCTTGGTCTTGTATTCGAGCCACAGGGCCGACAGATACATGATGTCGGTCGTATGGGCCGCCGGGGTCAGCATGCAGGTGAGCGTCTGAGCCCCGGACGGGACATCCGCCGCCGCGATCGTCAGGGTCTTTTCCGCCCAGGTCGCCGTCTGGTTGGTCTGGCCGGTATCCTCGACGACCGTGTCGCCCTCGTTGAAGTACGCCTTGCTGGTGAATCCGACCGCATTGGTCGTCCCGGCGCTCTTTATCCTCATGTGCAGGACAAGGTCAGCCGTGTCATCCAGGTCAGGCGGCAGCGGCGTCTGGAAGAGGACCGGATCGTTGTTCGATGCAGCCCAATAGACCACCTGGCAGCCGTCCAGCGGAGATGCCACTGCGGGCGCAAGCACCGGGGTCGTATCGCTGGCCAGGACACCGCCGTTGGCAGTAATTGCGCCGACCGCGAGGCTGGTCGTGCATTCCCGGAGCGCCGTCAGCGCGATCGGGATGAATCCCTGGACGCTGATCGCGTTCTGGTAGAGTTCCTGAAGGGCATCCTCCACTGTGGCCTTTAATGTGAAAGTGCCGCTGTCCGCGATGGACACGCTGGCCGCCGTGGTGGATTTAACGCCCCACGGCTGAAACTCGATGATGTCGTCGTCCGATACTCCTGCCTGGAGCGCGATACCCATCACGCTGCCGGATGCCGCATCCGACACCTTGCCGTCGGCCGCGCCATAGAGGGACGTGCCGCGCGCAATCGCCGAGTCGATGGTGCAGACAGCCTCCATGCTGCCCGACGCATTGTTGAGCTTCACGGCAACCAGATCACCGTCTGCCGCCGCATATTCCGTGATGCCGATATGGTCCTCCCCGGCATCCGCATAGACGACCTCCGGGGGATCCTTGACCGTGCCGCTTTCGATCTTGACACGGCACTTTGCCGCGAGAGCTTCGCCGGCGTAGAATGTCTTGATTCCGTCAACAGATGACATGTTCCTGTCCTCCTTTTATTCCGCCCGCTTGTTGATCCGGGCAATGTAGTCCTGATGCAGTTCGGGCTTTTCATGGGCGACTTTCACCATCGCCTTGCCCCTCGACATCCCTTCCGCGATCAGGCGGTCCACCGCCGCCTCGAACGTCTCCTCATCCGCTTTTGCCGCCGGTTCCGCGACCGGGGGGACCGGAGCAACAGCCGACGCCTTCAGCGCCTCCGCAGCGGCCGCAAGCCTGGCCTTCTCCTGGGCCAATACCCGCAAAGCCGCATCCGCGCCCGTTGTCTTGCCGTCCGCGACCATCTCCTCGATGAGCGCCTCGTGGCCCGGCATGAGCTGGGCTCGCACATCCTTGATCCGCTGCCGCTCCTCCTCCGCGCCGATCTTCCTGCCTTCGGCCACGCCGTCTTTCTTTCCCTGTTCCGCACCCTCCACGACTCCGACCGACCGGCCCTCGTCGTGGATGGACTGATACAGGTCCGGGAACTTTGCCCGGATTTCATCTTTAGTCATTGTCCATTCCTCCTTCATTCGAGTGATTAGTTCATTAAGGCCGGAAACCCCGTCGGCCAACCCTGCGTCAACGGCCTTCCGGCCGATGTATATTCTGCCGTCCGCAGCCTCCAGGACCTCCTCAACCGAGCGGCCCCTGAGTGCCGCGACGGATTCAACGAACGTCGCGTAAATCGAATCAACCTGGTCCTGGATGTAGGCCCGGCCCTCGTCGGACAGCGGCTTGTGGATCGACGCGATCCGCTTGTAGCGGCCCGCCGTGATCTCCGTCCACCGCTCGCCCATCGCCCGCTCCTGCTCGGAATAGTCCACATGGGTCGCCACTACCCCGATTGAGCCGACGACCGTAGTGTCCCCGGCGATATAGACCTTCTCCGCCGCAGCCCCGATCCAGTAGGCCGCAGATGCCATCGTGCCGTCGGCCCAGGCCGCAATAGGCTTTTCTCCGCGTCCAGACATGATCTTCGCCGCAAGCTCCTCCGTGCCGTCCACCGTGCCGCCGGGGGAATCGATCGCAAGGATCACCGCATGGACCTGGGGATCCTCCATCGCCCGATCGAACGCCTCCCCGATCGCCCTCATCGACGATCCGCCGAACAGGTAGGAAAAGAATGTGATGTTTTTCGACAGCACATCCCGGACGTCGATCACCGCGATACCGTCCTCGATCCTGTATCCGCGTTCCGCATCCCCATCCGGCATACGACTGACGACCTGGATGGATTTCAGGTCGATCTTTTCGCCCTTCATGTGCGTTTCATAGATCGCCCGGATCTCGCGGAGCTTCTCCGGGATGATCATCCAGGGACTGTTCATGATTTCTAACAACCGCACGGAAACACCTCCTTACTGACCCTCATCGCCTTCTGTATCCTTGTCCGGCGTTTCGTCAGGCTGGGGAACGGTCGGCTGCGGTTCGACCGCTTCCTTCTCCGGCTGCCACAGACCAAGCTCCTGGAGCATCCGGCGCTCCTTCCGGATCCGCGGGAAATTCCGCTCGAAGTCGCCACCCGTAAGCAGGACCGTCTCCTCATCCAGAGTGGAGATGCCCAGGGACAGCCGCTTCTCCGCCGCGTTGACCTCCTTCATCGGATCGATCTGGCCTGGCGCGTCCCCGATCCAGATGGACCCGCAGTATGCTGCCCGGATACGGGGATCATCGAAGAAGCCCGGAGCGACAACCCGCCCGAACGCCACCGCTTCGGTCAGCCAGTTTTCATAGACCGGCTGGCAGAAGCTCCGGACCAACCAGGCGCGTCTTGTCCGGAAGAACCGCCAGGACTCCAGCAGGGCGGCCCGGCTTGCCGAGTAGGACGAGCTGAAGTGGCGGATCAGGACTTCATAGGGGATCTCCAGCGCCATGCCGATCTGACGCATGATGGCCTGGACGAACGGGTCGAACGAATCGCTGGGCCGGGAGGGGTTCGCCGTTTCGATCGACTCGTTCGGGGACAGGCCGACGATCGCGCCGTTTCCGAGCTTGTAGTCCTCGTCATCAGTAGCCGCGCCGACCTCGTCCGCAGGGTTCCAGGATGGCATGCCCATGCCGGACTCCGTCTTGACAAACACCGTGAACATCCCGGACACGACCGCAGCCATCAGCTCCGCCTCTGTGTAGCGTTCGAGTTGTTTCAACGGTTCGATGACCGGGGCCAAATAGGGGACGCCACGAGACTGACCTGGACGCATGACCTTGTAGAGATGCAGCATGTTCCGGAGGTTCGTTTTCGTGTTGTAGGCGGGGATCTCATCCCACTCCGTCGACCGCCCGGCGATGATAGCGCCCGGATGGGACTGCAGGACGTGGTAAGTCATGGGCGCTCCGTAGCGGTCTTTCAGGACGCCTCCAGAGAGCGTCGCCGTATTCGGGGCATTGTTCTTGTTGCAGACCCGGTCTCCCTCGATGAATTGCAGTTTCAGCAGATAGGGCGATGGAGGCCGGTTGAACCTGGTCATCAGTATGAACGCGTCGCCGTTCTCCAGCACCTGGCGGAACACCAGCTCCTGTATCCCATCGAACTGTAGCGTCCTGGCGCAGTCGCAATCCTGGGACTCCGACCAAAGCGCCCATTCCCGTTCTACGGACGATTCCCATTCCTCGGCGGCGGAATCTTCGATTTTGAGGAACTCCCGGTCGATCCGCGCCTGGAGCTTCAGCCCCTGGCCGACCGTGTTGGATACGACCAATCCTATGGCACCTGTGGCGACCGGGGCGTTCCGGATCAGATCTCGGCTACGTTCGCGGAGCTTGCCCTGATAGGTCAGGATGTCGCCGTCCGCATCCCTGGCGTAGGTAGTCCATCCGGACAGGGATCTGCGTGTCGTCGAGGCCCCGACATAACCGTCCAGGTATGACATGGCCACGCGGGCCGCATAACGCCGCTGCGCTCGTATTGGATCGAAATAACCTATGGCTCTGTCTATGAGATTGCGTGATGGAAGGATTCGTTTCATACGGGAGTGGCCCCCCTTATGACGGGACCGGTCCTGGTAGAGGCCCCGGTTTGTGACAGGCTTCTGACCTTGGCGTCCCAATAGTCGAGGTTCTTGCGGATCTCGGCGGCGTTGGCGCGTGTCAGGGACTTGTCGCCCATCGCATACGACTGGCCCGAGGCGACCGCCGTGTCCGCCGCAAGCCATAGGGCAAGCTGCGTTTCAGCCTGAACGAGAGTGATAGCCGGCATGGACACCCCCATATATGGTAGTCGGATTTGCGGGGCTACAATATCATGGGTTTTTGGGGGTTAATGGCTCCAGGACGATTCTGAACACGGATGGGGGGTTGTTTGATCGTATATGAACGAAAAAAAGCCTTGACAGGGATTTAAAAATGTGAATCGGGGGGTTGTTGGGGGGGTTATTCCGCCTCTTCGGGGATGTTTTTTGTAGCCCTTGCGGTCCCTCTCTGGAAAAATGATTCCAGGTTGTCGGCATGGGCGCACCAGACGCCTTCAATGACGATGGCCGGGAGGCCCGCCTTGACCAGCGTGTAGAATTTATTCTTGGAAACTCCCAGGAATCGCGCTATCCCGTCAGCCGTCCAGATGATCTTGCTGCTGGATACCTCCATCATGCGACCCCCTGGCTGATTATGCGCCTCTTTTTCACGAAAGGAATAGGCCCTCTCGTCGCCGGACTGCGAAGCAGGTTCACGCCCCCGCTTACCCATTGTGGCTGTGCGAGGGATACAGCCAAAATTTCGGCGTCGTAGAGATGATTATCCCTCCGCAGCCGGACCCATTCTGCCACCCCGCGCTTATTGATCCGCTTCTCCTCCGCCGTGATCTGTCTGATGTAGTCCTCCCCCGTTTCGCTGTGGAGGTATAGAGCATTCGGCCCTTGGCTGATCGCCTGGTCAAGCCCGTAATGAAAATAATCCTTCATCATGTCCGTGTTGATCGTGATGATCCGAAACCATTGGGGGAGTGACTTGCCGGATGGGGTCTGCAATAGCGGCTCGCCAACACGGAAGCGGGTAGCTTGATTTACCGATGCGCCCTTAGTCGCAAATAGGGCCGGTCCCCTGCCGTAATTTTTCACGATCCACCAATAGGCCGCCTCAGTCATGGAGGTATCCTGGTCAACCCCCTTCGTCCCGCCCGTATCCCGCGCCGCCCTCCAGATCGGCAAAGATCTGGTCCCGTCTGCCGATGGGTAGCTCGTGTTGAAAATGAGGTTGTCAAGATCCTCCTCAGTCGGAAGAAAGCCATAGTGGATCAGCCATGATGTCATATTGGCCGCCCATGCCCGGACCACAAACCAATATCCCGCCATCTGTTGGTCGATCCCGCAGGTGAGCGCAATAGCCCCGTCGGGGATGATCTGAGGCTTCAGGTCGCAGCGGGCCTTGAATAGATTGTCCGCGCTCCGGCTCACGACTACCTGCTTCCAGGATTCCCCCAGGCTGGTATTTGTCCATACCTTCAACGTCTGTGGATCGTCCTTCGATGCGTAGAACTTTTCCGCGACCTGCCCGAACGTCACCCATGGCGAGTAAAGCTCATTGATCCAGAACCCTGCGACCCGCTTTACTTCGGGCTTTTCCTTCCGCCATTCACCGCGGAGGATCATCCTGGCTTTGTCGTTGTCCGTGATCGCACCCTTGCAGAACGGGCATTCATACTGCGCTTTCGACGGCTCGGACTTCGGCCACTTGACATTGTCGAATGTGAATATCTGGAATTCCCCGCAATGGACGCATGGGACGTAATACTTCCGACGGTCGGACTTGAGATATTCGGCCTCGATTTTGCTCAATCCCTCATCCGTCGGCGTCGAAAACAGGCCGATTTTCCTATTCCAGAACGTCGTGGTGCGCTTTACTGCGAGGGCAACGGGATCTCCTTCAGACCCCGCGGAGGATGGGAAGGCATCGATATCATCACACAGGACGATCCTGATCGGCCTCGCACGGAGGGACGCTGCGCTATTTGCCCCCGCGATCGTGATATGGCCTCCGTAAAACTGCTTGTGCATCTGAACATTGGATGCGGACCGGCTCTTTACATCCGCGACCTTGCGCGTCAGGCACGGCGTGTCCCGGATCATCGGCGCGAGGCGGTCCTTGCTCCATGCCTTGCCAACCTCAATAGTCGGCTCGACGATCAGCATCGGGGATGGGTCGTGGTCGATATAAAAACCGACGACTCCGTTCAGAATTTCGGTTTTCCCGATCTGCGCCGAACTCTGAACCACCACTCTCTCCACGCTCGGATCGCTGAATGCGTCCATGATGCCCCGCTGATATTCAGCCCTTGCCGTGTACCACCTTCCGGGCTCCGCGCTTGACTCCGGACTTAGCACCCGGTTTGCGTCCGCCCAGGCGCTCACGCTTAAAATTGGCCTTGGACGAACCATGCTTAGAAGCTCGTTTACCGCTTGCCATTCGAGCGAGTTCTTGAAGGTCTGGATTTGCAATTTCGTTTCTCACCTCGTAAAGCATTTTCTCCACCAACGCCTTGATCTCCGGGATCGTCAATCCATAAGCCATCGGGGGCAGCTTCGCCGGCAGCAGCTCGAGCTTGTTCACCACATTCTGCATGACCGCCGCCCATACCTGC